ACAGCGCTGACGGCCGGTGCTACTACTTGGGCGACAACGGCTGCACGATTCAGAACGACAAACCCCAGATATGCCGCGAAATGGATTGCCGAAATATCGCCCAGGCCATGACCTTCACGCAAGCGCGCAAGTGGAACGTGTTGCATGTATGGCAGCGAGGCAAGGATTTACTGAAAAGAAAAACAGGAGAGCAACCATGAGCGAGGCACTGGAGCGCGTCATTGCGCAGCAACAAGCCGAGATCGACCAGTGGAAAAAGCGAGATGCCAGCAGCATCGAGGCATGGGCGCGCGAGCACAAAAAGCGTGAGGCTCTGGCGTCTGCCGTGTTCAGTCTTCTGAATTTCCCTGACGCACCGCACAGCAGAACAGCAGTCATTGAGGCCCTCAGCGCGTGGGGCTATTGCCTGATGTGCGAATGCAGCCCCTGCGAATGCGAGGGCGAGTATGACTGACATGGATGTTATTGCCATCGCCAACGATGTATACGGGAAAAACACACCCTGGCATGGGGTGCAGAGGCAGCGTCTTGTCATGTTGGCCGAGCGGCTGGTGGCAGCCGAACGCGAGGCGTGTGCGAAGGTGGCCGAAGTTGCAGAACCGTATCAAGCAGCCGACCTGATCCGCGCAAGGGGCAAGCATGACTGATGGCGGCAAAGGATCAGGGCGCCGGCCTGGCCAAGGCTATCAGGATGGCTGGGCGCGCATCTTTGGGCGTACAACCCAACGCGACCAGGGCGGCTGCGGGGCAGTTTTGCGCACCTGGTTCAGTGAGGACGAGTTCATTGACCGCGCTTGCCCGCCCTGCCATCAGGATTGCAACCAAGGCCGCACATGCCCAGCTCAGGGGGGCAAGTGAGGTGCGCCCTCGCATGCGCTTGCTATGCGATCGCATTGAGCTCGCATGCGGTCGCAGGGTTGGGAAAGGCAAGGCCCCACCACCCAAGGTGGGGGCCTTTCCCCTGCGTTTGGGGGCGCCCGCGCATCCGCATAGATAGGGTGTGGGATGCAGGCGCACGCAGTTATCCACAGGCAATGGGAGAATCGCAATCATGGAAGCAATGAAGGACATCGAGCTGGTGCTTGCGATCGCAGGCTGCTGCTTTTTGGTCGTCGGGCTGTTTGGCAACTTGTGGCCGTTTTTGCTCGGCGTGGGATTGATTGGAATGTCGGAGGTGGCAAGTGCATTCGCAAGCAAGGACTGAAACCGCTGATCTGCAGGCCGCGCTCACGCGGGCGGCGGTTGAGGCTGCGATGCCTGATGAAGTCACCGATGAGCAGGGCGCAACAGGGGCAGGTAAAAAAGGTGCTCAGAAGGAGAAGCGCGCGGTCAGCCCGCTTACGGGAGCGCCCGTGCCGAAGGGCCGCACCAAAGGCACGCCCAACAAGCTGACGACCTCGATCCGAGACGCCGTGATGACCGCGTTCAACCAGGTCGGCGGCGCGCAGTACCTGGTCAAGCTGGCCAACGGCACGCAGAGCGACCGGGCCGCGTTCACCAGCCTGCTGAACAAGGTGCTGCCGACGCAGATCAACGCCAACGTGGAAGGCGGTATCCAAGTGCAGCTGAGCTGGCTGGGATCGCGCTCGATTGGCACAACAACGGCACAACCCGCTGAGGTCATCACGCAAGTTGTTGATCTGGAAAGGGATTCGGCAGGCAAGTACCGGATGATTGATCAGAAGGCAGCGCCGGCAGGGGGCGGCGGCGGCGACACCGGCGCAGGGCAGACGGCGGGTGCCGATGGCCATCCCGGCGGCAACCAGGCACAAAAGGCGCGGACGCAGCAGAACGGCCTACAAGGCGCGAACGATGTCTGAGGCTACCCAGCCCTCACTCGCCCCGCTTCGCTGCGCTGTGGCTGGTTCTGGCCGTGTTCCTGCCATGTTCCTGCGTGATCGGGCAGCCAGGAAAACGCCAGACCCCCACCCCCCCTTGAGCCGGGGGAGGGGGGTGGCAAGTAACCGGGTCCCCCCCCACTTTTTCAGTACCCCAAAAAGACCTGTTGAGAATTACGCAACATGAACCTTGACGAATACGTCCCCCGCAACGTCTTCCTGCCGCTGCACAACCGCGACAAGCGCTGGACGGTAGTCGTGGCCCACCGTCGCGCAGGCAAAACGGTGGCCATGTGCGCTGACCTGGTGATCGGCGCGCTGGAGACGGCGTTGCCCAAGCCCCAGTTTGCGTACCTGGCGCCACAGCGCGACCAGGCCAAGCGGGTGGCGTGGGCGTACCTCAAGGACCTGACCCGCAAATTCTGGTCAAAGCCCCCAAACGAATCCGAGCTGAAGATCACGGTCAACAACGGCCACGGCGGCGAAAGCACGATCTATGTGGCGGGCGCGGACAACTACGACGCGCTGCGCGGCATGTACTTTGACGGCGTGGTGATGGACGAGATGGGCCAGATGCGCCCCAGTGCCTGGTACACCGTGCTGCGTCCTGCCCTGTCCGACCGGCGCGGCTGGGCGATCTTTGCCGGCACACCGGCCGGCAAGAACTTGTTTTGGAACCTCAGAGAAGAGGCGCGACTGAACAAGGACACGCACCTGCTGATGGAGCTGCCGGCCAGCAAAACCAACATCATTCACCCCGATGAATTGAGGGACGCCAAAGCTCAGATGACCGAAGAAGCGTTTTTGGTCGAGTACGAATGCAGCTTTGATGCGGCGGTTCCCGGCGCGTACTACGCCAAACAGATTGGCGAGGCGTATGAGCAGGGGCGCGTGGGCAAGCACGGGATTGACCCGGCATTCCCGGTCAACCTGGTGGCTGACTTGGGCTACACGGACAGCTGCAGCTGGTGGGGCTGGCAGGAGACACGCGACGGGATTCGGATTGTTGACTTCATGGAGGACGACAACCAGCCAATCCAGCACTACATCGACTGGGTCAAGAACCGGCCGTACCTGGTCAACCCCAAGGGCGTGTTTTTGCCGCATGACGCCAAGGCCAAGAGCCTGCAGACCGGCAAATCCATCATTGAGCAGTTCTTGGCCAACGGCATCCGGCCCAACCTGGTGCCCGAGATGAGCTTGCAGGACGGGATCGAGGCGGTGCGGATGACATTGCCCACATGCTGGTTCGATGAAGACAAAACTTACGAGGGCATGGAGCACCTGCGGGCGTACATGCGGGAATGGGACGAGAGGACGCAGACCTACCGCAACCGGCCCAAGCACGACCAGCACAGCCACGCGGCTGACTCGTTCCGCTACTTGGCTTTGGCTGCGCGTCCAGCGTCGAGAAAATCAAGCCGTGTTACTACAATCACAACATTGCCCAAGGGCAGCAACTACCAGTTTGCCCTCAACGACATTTGGGACTGCCAGCCGAGGCAGTCAGGAAGGGTTGGATGATGGATCAAGCAGTGATCACCAGCGACAGCGATTTTCAGAACACGCCGATGGGTCTGGCTCAGCGCTGGCAGACCGAGATCGACGCGTCTCAGCAGGAGATGCTGAAGTTTCACCAGGACGCCAACCGCATCACGCAGCGTTACCTAGACAAGCGCGACGCCTATGGCAAAGACGAGAGCCGCGTCAACTTGTTTTGGTCCACCATGCAGGTGCTGCTCTCGATGCTGTACGCCCGGCCACCCAAGGCCGACGTGGCGCGCTCGTTCCAGGACTACGAAGACGATGTGGCCCGCGTGTCGAGCACGATCATGCAGCGACTGCTCAACCGCTCGTTTGATGACAACACCAGCGCCTGGGACGCAGCCGTGCGTCAAGGCATTGAGGACTGGCTGGTGGTTGGAATGGGCCAGATTTGGCTGCGCTACGAGGTCAAGACTGAGCCGTATGTGATCGACGCGATCATTGACCCGATGACTGGCATGGAGCTGGAGCCTGCCCAAGAGGGCGAGCGCATTGTTGAAGAGGACGCCCCCTGCGACTACGTTTACTGGGAAGACTTCTTCTATTCCCCAGCGCGTGTGTGGCCCGAGGTGCGCTGGGTTGCCCGCCGCGTGTACATGACCAAAGACCAATTGGTTGCGCGCTTTGGTGAAGAGATTGCCCGCAGCGTGCCTCTGGCCGCAAGCAACAAGACCAAGAACTACAACGACCAGGCGCCTAAGCACGACCCTTGGAAGAAGGCTGAGGTTTTTGAGATTTGGTGCAAAGAGACACGCAAGGTCTACTGGTACGCCAAGGGCGCGGCCACCATCCTTGACGTCAAAGACGATCCGCTGCGCTTGGACAATTTCTTCCCGTGCCCCAAACCCGTCGCAGCCAACGTCACCAGCTCCAACTTTGCGCCCCGTGCCGACTACATCTTTGCTCAAGATCAGTTCCAAGAGCTGGACGAGATCAACACCCGCATTACTTGGCTGACCCGCGCCGCCAAAGTGGTGGGTGTGTACGACAAAGCGGCCGAAGGCATCCAGCGTGTGTTCCAGCAGGGCGCTGAGAACCAGCTGATTCCGGTGGACAACTGGGCCATGTTTGCCGAGCGTGGCGGCATCAAAGGACAGGTGGATTGGATACCGATTGACCAGGTTGTCAACGCGATTGACCACCTGCGCCTGTACCGCCAAGACAAGGTCATGCAGATTTACGAGGTGCTGGGTGTGTCTGATGTGATGCGCGGCAGCTCCAAGGCCAGCGAGACGGCCACTGCCCAGCAGATCAAAGCTCAGTTTGGCTCGACCCGTGTGCAGCTCAAGCAGTTCTACATTGCCGACTGGATCAGCCAGGCATTGCGGATCAAGGCCGAGATCATCGCCAAGCACTGGCAGCCCGAGACGATCATTCGCCGCTCTAACATCGAGCGCACGCCTGACGCGCCATTGGCCATGCAGGCCGTTGCGTTGATCAAAGATGAAGAGATGGCCGAGTACCGCATCAACATCGAGGCCGACTCGATGGCCGCGTTGGACTGGGCCGCTGAACGTGACGCTGCCGTGCAGTTCATGCAGGGCCTGGGCGCGTTCATTTCCCAAGTCGCGCCGATGGCTCAGCAAATGCCGGCCGCCGCGCCCGTTCTGCTGTCGCTACTGCAGTGGAGCGTGAGTAAGTTCCGCGTCAGCACGCAGATTGAGTCGGTGCTTGACCAAGCCATTCTCTCCCTCAAGCAGCAGGGCATGCAGCCGCCTGGCCCATCGCCCCTGCAGCAAGCTGAAGTGGCTGAGAAGATGGCGGGCGCCAAAGAGCGCACGGCCAAGGCCGCCAACACCGAGATGGATGCGCGCATGAAGGCCCTGCAGATGGGCATGATGCAGCCCCAGCCCCAGCTGCCGCCGGCAGCGCCAGCCATGCCGCCTGTTGGCGGCGCAATCCAGTGAGGTGAAGCATGAGTGGCGTTCCAGAACCGTACCGATTCAAGCACCAACACGTTGGCCCCAATCAAACCAGTTTGCTGCTGACTGGCAGCACCGTTGGTGACTACTTGCATCGCATCGTTGTGACCGTTACCAGCGGCAGCAATGGCGCTGTGTCGATCAGTGACGACAGCCACACGCACCTGATTGTCCCCGACGGTGTTGGCAAAGGTGTGTACAGCGTTGAGCTGAACATGGTGGCGCAATTAAGTGGCTGGAAAGTTACAACTGGCAGTGCTGTTGAAGTGCTTGCCGTGGGCACATTTGGAAGTTGAAGGAACACATCATGGAACTCGTAAAGCTCATCTCAGCATCATGCAAACAAGCCCTGGATCAAGCGATTGATCATGAGCTGTATGCGTCCAACTTTTACAAAAACGCTGCCAACCACATGCAGCGCATTGGCTACTTTGGAGCGCAAAAATTCTTTGTTGCCGAAAGCGCCAGCGAGCTAGAGCACTACCAAAAAATCGTCGATTTTCTGAACGACGTTGGGATGGTGGCCAAGGTGCCCAGCGTCGAGGCCATGACTGAGCAATTTTCGTCATTGCTTGAGGTTGTGCAGGCCGCGTACAACATTGAGGTCGCCCTGTATCACAGCTACAGCCGCTGGTACAAGTCGGAATCTGACGACCCGGTAGTGCAGCAATTCTTGCTGCAGTTCTTGGAGATTCAGCGCACCAGCGTTGGCGAGTACGGCGACCTGCTATCGCGTCTGAAATTGGCTGGCGACGACAAGTGCGCACTGCTGATCATCGACCAGGAGATGGGGGGCTGAGATGCCAAGTCAATCACCAGCGCAGGCGCGCTTTATGGCCGCAGCCGCTCATGACCCGAAATTTGCCAAGAAAGCTGGCGTTCCACAGTCGGTGGCCGAAGAGTTCAATCAGGCTGACAAGGGCAGTCAGATGTTGAAGCAGGCCATGCATGTGCAGGCCCTGCGGCGCAAAAAGTGAGGCCGTGATGGAAGAGACATACCTCAGTGCAACGCCCGTCCAACGTCGCTGGGCCATGTCGTTGGCCAACGCGTTGCGCTCAGCGCGTGATGTTGGCAATCGCGCAATCCCAGAGGATGCGCCACTAATCGGCGGCGCCAGGCTCGGTGACATGTTTTTGGGTCAAGCGCCAGAG